TGCGTTCGAGCGTGGTCGTCGGCTGAGCTGTGCCCGCAAATGGTGTTGGGGGCACTCCCTGGCACAGGTGCAGGCAGCCCGAGTCGCGACATAACTGCAGCCTTGCTCGCCATGGACTCGCCGACAGCCAGTCGAGTTTACGACACATTCCTGCAACACGGGTTCCCGAAGAGAGCCGCCGTTTTGTGCGCGAGGGGGTTGTCGGGTGCTCTCAGCCCCCCGCAGTTCCTCGATCCGCAGACCTTCAGTGGGGCCGGCTTGTTGGAAGCAGGCGACCCGCGGTCCACTACGCCTCAGCGAGTCATTTTGGCAGCTGTCAGCTTCATTGAATGGTTCAAAGACGGCCCCCCCAAGTCGTTCAGCCGAGAGCCGCTGCTGGCCTTGGTCCACAAGCTGCCGCTGAAGGCGCTTCTGAGCCGCGCCAAGGCTTCCGACAGAAACCTGATCAAGGGGCTCCCCCGCGCAGGCAGAGCGAAGACTGTCGTAACAATAGGCGAGCGAATGGCAGCTGGGGCTGTTGGGGAGGGCTACGGGAGCAGCAGCCAGTTGAGTCGCAGCATTGCTGCTTCAATGGTTCGGTACCCCGCTTACTTCGGCAGAGCAGCCAAGGCGCAAATCGGGCCCACTCGTGAATTGCCGGTCAAGGACCTGCGCACCAACGAGATGACGACACTCAGCGAGCTGGTCACGACCGCTTTGTGTCGGTACTTCCCGGAGGAAGCGGTCTCACACCCCCGGGGCAAGAAGACGTTCCAAGACAACGCCACCATGTCTGTGACCCGATCGTTCAGCACAGTGACTGAGGAACCCAAAACTGTGGTGTTTTGCGACGCCCCGCCGCCCATGCGAGCCCCGCAGGCGCCCCCTTGGATTATCAACTCACCCGAGGTCGGGGTCGACCTGCCAGCCGGCCCTCCGCTTGAGGCTGCAGGTGCGACCGATGACGAGGCAAAGGATCAGGAAGTGTTCGGCCCCGCTCCCCTACAAGCCGGACTGGCTGACCGCCAACTCAGATCGGTGAGCATGCACACGCGGCAGCTGGTGATAGGGGTGATGGCCAACGACGATCACTCGAAATGGGGGCCCTACCACATCCCCGATTCGTTCTCGGCCGCCACCAATGCGTTTCAGGAGTTCCTCGGCGCCGGTATGGGCACCCTGCTCCGGCTGATTCGGTGTGAGATGAGTCAAAAAGATGATGAGATCCCAGTGCAGGTGTGGCATCGGTGGCTCGACCCGAAGTTCAACCCCGACGCCACGCCCCCCATCTGGAGACGGTACTATGACCGGTGGTTGCGCACCGGTCTTGTGAGCTCACCGCGGCCTGCCGACATGGGGCAGGGAATGATGCACGTCGACTCCAGCTTCAGCGCCACGTGCGGTGGATACGGGCGCCGCGCCATTGTGGCCTCTTGTTTAGCCCGTTTGGGGTTCTCGCTGGTTCAGCAGGACACTCAAGGCTCCGACGACAAGTTTTCAGCAAGCATTTTGTCTGTGACTTCAGGCCGGGTGTGCGTCGGCCGGTTCTTTGACGCGGTCGATCAGGCAGTCTCCGATTCTGCTTGGTTGCTCAAGCTCCTGCCCAGCACCGGCCCCAGTTCACAGTTCTGCCACCCTTACCAGACATGCTCGGAGTTGGTGGCCAGCAACTTGGACACCATCGTGGGGCGGGCCTACAACCAAAACCTGAGCCCCAAGTCCGTCGGCACCTTGACCGCCGGGGAAATGAACAGCCGAGTGGCCAACGCAGGCCGACCCATCCAGCCCACAATCCGGGACACAGCGCCCCTCGCGCACGGTCCTGTGATGGGGACGGCCACTGAAAGCAGCAACGACCTGACCTCTAGGATCAGCAATGCCTATGCATGCGGAGCGTCCGAGTGCACTGTTGTGCCGATGGCGATTTACCAATACAGCAGGTTCTGCGACCGTCTGGGTCTTTGGCCGGATGCGACAAACAGTTGCCTCATGGACTCCGCCAATTGCTTCGCCCGAAGTGCGGATGAGCAGATCACAATTTTCGACCTCCCGCCCAGCCTCCTGGGTTTGACACTGCCGCTGGCCTGCTATTCCCTGACCGGCACGGTACGCGACGCAGAACTGCGGTCGGTGTCCGAACTCAAGC